CCTCCTCTAGTTCTTGATAACCAGATTGCAACTCCTTTATCTTATCTTGAGCATCACCAATGTTATTTAACCTAATTTCTTCTTCAATATCTTGCTTACAGGTAGGGCAAACAGTATTCTCTTCAAAAAACTTATGCTTCTTGGTAATGGTTGATACCTTATTAGATAGAGTTCCTTTTATAGTACCTAGTTTACGTAGTTTTTCTGTAGCACCAGTTACCTTTTCTTGCTCTTTAGTAAATCCATATACTTGATCATTAGAATGTTCATTCTTTAACATTAATATACATATTTCATCTCCCAACTCTCTACTTTTCTTTTTCTTATCCTTTATATCATCATTTCCTTTTTTATCAATTTGTTCTATAAACTCAGTCTGCATCTTAACTTTATCATTAAGAGAATCTTTCTTAAGATCTAAAGTTCTAATCTCATCCCTAAGACAACGCATCTTATCTTTAATCAAACTATTCATAGAAGAGAATATTTTGATATCTAATAGATCTTCTATCACTTCCCTTCTGTTAGTAGCAGTCAATTGCATGAAAGGAACAAAGCTACTACTACCTAAGATAACAATCTGGGTAAAAGACTTATAGTTCATCTTGATTACATTCTGCTCTAACCATTTCTGCTGATCATTGACTGCAGAAAATTGATCCATACATATACCATTTCTATGAATCTCAAATAGATTTGGTTTAATTCCTCTTACTACCTTCCATTGAGTTTCTGCAATAGAAAACTCTACCTCAACTCTACAATCCTTTTCATTAACTGTATTGATAAGTTGTCCCTTACTAATCTTCCTAAATGGTTTATTGAATAGACTAAATGTTAGAGCATCTAATACAGTGCTCTTACCTGCACCATTTGTACCAACAATTAAAGTTGTTGAGTTACTATCAAGTTCAACTTCAGTATATTGATTGCCAGTTGAAAGAAAGTTCTTCCAACGTATCTTCTCAAATAAAATCATTTTCTATTAGTGGTGGAATAACAATGTCATTTTTAGTAATGATTGAATACCTATAATCATGTAGTTCACATGTTTTGATGACTACTTTACCATCAACTTCTATCACATGCATTTCTGGATAGTCTTGATCTTCTAGTAGAAGGGCATACCTAATGGCATCATCCTCATCTTCAAAAAGATAAAGAACTTGTTCTCCATCTTCAGCAGTTACAGAGTATGCTCCCTCAGTTTCCTTTCCATCTACTGTGAGAATAAACATTAAACCAACTCACATGCTTCTTGATAAACTTCTTGCAAGAATTTTTGAACTCTTGATTTATCAATGTCTATCTCTGACTCCTCAATATACCTATTAAGGATAGAGAGGGTATCTTCAGATTCAAACGCTTCAAACTCTGCTGCATCATGCAAAGCAAAGTTCTCCACTATTTTAAGTTCTGCTACATTAGCATTATACACCTTATCAATAAACTTTTCAAACTGCACTTTATCATTCTTATGTCTGACAACTATCTTTACTATCTTATTCTCCAACTCTCTTGCATCAAATAATTGGTGATCATTATCATTATAGTAAATGATATGATGAAGTCTGTATGGATTATTGACTGGAGTATGTTCTAGTGTCTCTGTATCAAATAAATGAAATCCTCTATTAACATCATTTACATCGTTCCAGAACATCTCATATGGATTGCCCAAGTAATAGATGTTATCTTGATTTGATCTGCAATGATAGTGTCCAGAGAATGTCTTTTTAAATTTCTTAAATATATCCCACTCCATTCCATGTTCCATCATATGACCTGGTGTTGCTCTGAATCCATTCAACTCAAGATGTCCCATGCAGATAGGAGATCTTGACTTATTAATAAGTGCCACACTCATCTCTTTATTATCACTATTAATCCAAGGCACAAGAGTAATATTACAATCACCTACCATGATAGATGATACTTCAGAATATACTTTAATATTATTATACTCTCTCAACAATAAATCTACTGCATTTACATCATTAGTATTTTTATAATATGCTGTATGATTACCCACTATAGTATGGACAGTGATGCCCATCTCTTGCAATCTATCAAAATAATTTTTCTTTGCCCATGTCAATGCACCAAAATCTATTGACTTTCTTGTATCAAAAGTATCACCCATGTCAATAACCGTAGTGATACCTTCTTTCTCTAATGTAGGAAAGAAAATATTATTATAAAACTTTAGGAAATAATCATGAAAAAGTTTAGAATTTTTTCTTGCTCCAAAGTGCTGGTCTGTAATTATTGCTACCTTCATTAATTACGTAACTTAGAATGAACCGCATCCTTGATTTGATTATACTCGCTATAGTTTCCATCGTCAAGGGTATCTCTTTCAAATACCTGTTCATATCCTGTCTTCTCCAAAATCTTATTCTTAATTTCCAATTGCTTCTTCTCTTTCTGTATTCTACGTAAGAACGCGTAGTGAATAATTTGTGTGAAATAAGCAAACGGGTT